AGGACCAGATTAAGGAACTACAGACACCACCAACTATGGACCTAAAGGATTTGCAGTACAAGTGGACTGTCCTTAAGGGTCTTGGTGAGGTTGGTAGTGAAGTTCGGGCGATCGCTGGTGCAGAGTTTAATCTTGAGGTAGGTGCTGATCTTGGCAGAGATGCAATGGAAGCTCTTACTGGTGGTTCAGTCACTGAGATGTCAAACCAAGCACCTGCTGAGCTTATTGCTACGGCAGAAAGTATGCTGGGCATGAACGAGAGTTCCCAGAAGGAAACACTGGCCAGTTTCTTACAGGCTGGTGGTACAAACATCGACCCTAGCAAGACAGCTTGGTGTGCTGCCTTCGTTAATGCTACACTTGCAAAGACAGGGCTTGATGGCACAGGTAAGTTGAACGCACGGTCATTCTTAGATTGGGGTTCTGAAGTAACAGAGCCACAGCTTGGTGACATTGTAGTCTTGTCTCGTGGGGACCCTAATGGCTGGGAAGGCCATGTTGGTTTCTTCAAGGGCTTTGATGCCAATGGTGACATCCTTATCTTGGGTGGTAATCAGGGGGATTCCGTCTCTGTCTCTACTTATAGCGCGGACAAGCTACTTGGCTACCGTCGTCCAAAGGGTATCACTGGGGGAGGCACCGAAGCTGGGTTGAGTCAGGCAATCTACAAGTCTGCTAATGACCCAACCTTCCTACCAGAATCTGCCTCTATGGGTAGTGACTCTATCACAACAACTGAGCTGCCACCTGCTGCTACGCCCCCTGTGAGTACAGAGGCTCGCCCAAAGGCGGAGGATCAGTCTGATGCTTCTCCAGAGGCTGTCAATGTACCATTCAAACAGGCCTTGCAGTCGATCAGCAGTGCTGAAACTACACCAGCTATGTTAGCAGAACTTGAGGATCTGGTAGCCAAACTGAAGGGTAAGAAATGATACAAGCGCTTCTAAAGGCCCTTCAGTCAATTCTGGCAGGGCTATCTACCAAAACAACGGGAGGGGCCTCACAGGGCCTCTCTGGGGCTCCTACGGGGGTAAGAGACGTAGAGTTGATTAAGGAGTCTGAGGGCCTGCGCCTAGTGGCTTATCTACCTACTCCTGATGATGTCTGGACTATTGGCTACGGCCACACAAAGACTGCCAAGCCGGGGATGAAGATTACACATGCGGAGGCTGAGGCTCTGTTGTTGCAGGATCTTGCATGGGTAGAGGCTGCAATCGACATGTATGTCCAAGTGCCACTAAATCAGAACCAGTATGATGCTCTTGCATCTTTCACCTACAACTTAGGTGCTACAGCCCTCCGTAAGTCTACTCTGCTGCGGTTACTTAATGCTGGAGACTACGATGGGGCTGCTGATCAGTTACCCCGTTGGAATAAGCAGAAGGGTAAGGTCTTGAACGGACTTACCAAGAGACGCCAAAAAGAAAGAGCCCTCTTCTTAAAATAGGGCCAACATATTGGAGGGACAATATGTCCGAAGATCAAGTCACTGAAAGACTGCGTGTCATCGAGCTTAATAACGCTCTATTAGCGCAGGAGGTCAGGCAACTACACACAGAGGTAGACAAGCTGAGTAGCGGTATTGGGAGAGGGCTCTGGATACTTGGTGGTGGCTTCTTGGCCTCTGCTGTTGCTTGGGTAATAAATGGGGGGCTGATGAAATGAAGAGGTTTAAGTGGAAGGAGTTGGTAGTGGGCCTGACCCTTGGCGGCTTACTCTTCTCCCCTTGGGGCTCTCTGTTGGGGGCAGACCCATACAGTGACGTAGATGTAGTTTTAGTGTCTCCAGAGGGAGATGGGGTCGTCATCACAGCTAACTTCCGTAAGAATGAATGCGTTTTCAGTAGGCTTGAAGTCTTTGGATATGTGTTTGATGAGTTGCAGATCCTCACTTGGGAGAATGTAGTAGTCGGTGCAGAGGAAGACTATGGGCCTAACTACGACAGAACCAATGGTGGCCAGACCCTCCGCATTAGGGTTAAAACAAATGGTGTAGACTACGACAAACTCGAGATTCGTACAAGGCACGATTGCAATGGAAAGACTGTGGATAAGGTATTCGCTACAATCCGTATTGGGGCACTGAATGGACAATGAAACTAAGAGCATCCTAGTCAGCAAGACTTTCTGGGTGAACGTACTTACTGTTGTGGTAGTTATCCTAAACCGCAATGTAGAGGTTGTAGACCCACTACTGATTGAACCACTGGCTGTAGTTATTCTACCGTTTGTGAACATTGGCCTTCGGGCTATTACTAAGGAAGCTGTGAAGCTAGGGGGGAAGTGATGTGGCTGATAGGGCTTGTTGGGTCAAAAGTGGGACGCCTTGTGGTTGGTGTCTTGGGTGTATTGGGTACGATCCTGCTAGTCTTCGGGGCTGGCAAGAGGTCCCAGAAGCAAGAGCAGAAGATCGAGGACTTAGAGTCCTACAAGAAAACTAGGGAGGCAGTCGATGAGGTCGATATTAATACTGACGTTGATTCTGCCCTTAAGCGGCTGTCTAAGCGCAAGGGTGTCAGATTCTGAAGTTATCTGTAGTCTCCCTACACCAACCGTGTCTGCACAGGATACACCACAAACGATAATTGAATTAGACAACTACCTAGCCAGATTGGAGGCTGCTTGCAATGCCAGTTAGGAAAGTCAAGGGTGGCTACAAGTGGGGCGACACGGGTAAGGTCTACCCCTCCAAAGAACAAGCACTCAAACAGGGTCGGGCTATACAAGCCTCAAAGAAAAAGAGGAAGAAGTAATGCCAGCTAAGAAACGCGACTACAGAAAAGAATATGACAACTACCAAGGGGACCCTGAGCAGAAGAAGAAGCGGGCCTCCCGTAATGCTGCACGGTCGAAGATGGTAAAGGCTGGTAAGGCTAAGAAGGGCGATGGCAAGGACGTAGCTCATAAGAATGGCAACCCTAAAGACAATAGGGCAAGCAACCTAACCACCCAGTCAAAGAGCAAGAACCGCTCGTATGCCCGTACCAAGAGTGCTGGTAAGAAAAACCCGAAGGACTAAGGTATGCAATTTTTCCCCACTGTAGACGAAGATGTACAATACTTCCGTAGTGAAGGGTACACAGGCTCTATCGATGATATGCACTACGCAGCCTTGGGTGACCTTGGCTACTCAGGTGCCCTAACAGACCGACTACGGGCTTACCTTCTGGTTGAGTTTGGTAGTTACTACGAAGCTATGCGAGACTTGCGTAACGGTACGTCAGTATTCGCCCTGTTGTCTTATAGGATTCTCACCCTTGACCCTGCCCTCGTGCTTGACTTCGACGCTACCTACTACCGTGTTGGTGGGTCTGATACAGACCTTGTGAGCGCGGCTACCCACACCCGTTCGTCAACGGCAACCTATGTGGACGCAAGCGGCATCCTGCAAACGGCTGGCGTCAATGTTCCCCGCGTAGGCCACCACCTATGGGATGGTGCTGCATGGGTAGACGCTGGGTATTTCCATGAGAGTGAAGCGCGGACGAATTTGGTGACTTATTCTAATGGGTTTGCTGATGCCTACTGGGTGCTTGACCCGCAACTTTCTACGCCAACCCAAGGGCCAACAGGCCCAGACGGTGAAGCATCTGCGTGGACTATTGTTGACAATGCGTCAGGTGGCTCTGGTTTTGTTTACTTAGATAGCCAAAACATAACGGTGAGCAACAGCACGCCATATACCGCAAGTGTATTTGCAAAAAGTGACCAAATATCAGGTTTGTATTTACAGGTTAATTCTTTTACGACCCCTGCAAATGGTGGTGTCGTATTCGATTTAGATGCTGGGTCTGTTGGTACAGCGGACGCAGGGTTTGTTGGGCAAATACAGAAAGTTGGTAGTGGTTGGTATCGCTGCTCTATAACTTTCACCACGGATGCAGCAGACACATCAGGAAAGATCAGGATCGGGCTTTATGAAGGAAGCGGCAGCATACCAGTTGACGGAACCTCTAGCATCCTAATCTACGGCGCGCAACTCGAAGCAGGCTCCACCCCATCATCCTACATCCCAACAGCAGGCTCCACAGTCACACGCGCTGCGGATACAATGACCATCCCAGCGGTGAATATGCCTTGGAGTGGCACAGCCGTATCCATTCAGATGGACGGGACGATGACAGGTGTAAGCCGCACTTTCGCAAAGTGGACTCTAGACGCAAGCAATGAGATTATGCTGCAATCTGGCGCAAGCAACTTCACATTTACGCAAGAGGCGGGAGGTGTTGTTGATACCGTAATCGGCGGCAGCTTTACCAGCGGCATCAACGTCCCATTCAATATCGCCTCACGCCATGGGTCAACATTCCTTAACGGCGCTGTAGACGGAACGGCACTCACGGCAGACCTAACACCCGTGGCATTGCCTGACCTATCGGCAACAGACATGCAGGTTGCACCTACCTTCATGGGGACAATTAAGCAACTCCGCGTATGGGCTGCTGACATCACAGATACAGGCATAGCGGGGGCAAGCGCATGATTGATCTAATCCTATGGGCAGCGGACAAGCCTTCCCTCGCGCAATGGGCCAAGGCGCGCGGTTTAATCATCCGCACGGGTGACGTGATCGACCAAGACCCAGATAGCCCAACATTCGGGGATGTTCTTGTCGCGGGCGAGTGGTCAAACCGTGACGGTTTCGAATATTGCTGGTGGGCCGACTCCGGCAAAATGATGACAAAGGCGGGAACGTATGGAGCCGAGGGTGCGGAACTTACCGCGCCTTCCTACCTCGCGGGCGTGCTTGCATTTATCCGCATATCGGGTGAATTTTTCACCAGTGACAGGATAATCCCCGATGATGCCGATCCCGACAAACTTGAGCAATTCGCCCGTTCCAAGGTTGTTCGCTATCTGAAAAACAATGGCACCATAGGCACATTGGCGGGCGGTGCCTTGAAATATGTTGAGTTTGATGGGGTCCGCATTTTCCGCCCTAATGATGTGCAGGCGCTTCTAGCGTCCAAAAACCTGCCCGGCCATTCATGGCTTGGCGGCAACGCTTACTGACCCACAACAGACGCACGTGGGTAGGGCATATGACCCCTTCACGGGTCTGGTTGTAAAACAAAAAAAAAAGCCTCAGAGCCCCAAGGATTTCTCCAAGGGACTCTGAGGCTTTTTTCGTTTAATAGGTCTCGATGATCTCATCGATCACACCGTGCTTTAGGCACTCCTCTGGAGACAACCACACATCAGTGGCACAGAGTAGGTGCTTGCGGATGTAGGTCTCTGACTTCTTTGTACACTTCTTGTAGTGGTCGATCATGCGCTGTGAGGAGAACTCGAACTCCTTGACCTTAGCATACAGTTCATGTTCTTTCCCCGAGGAGCCCCAAGAGTATTGGTG